CAAGACCAGATAACAAAGATAGAAAATTATTTAACACCTTTTTATTTAGAAGAGTTAGAGGAAATAAGAAATGAGTAAATTAAATTATAAAGAAATAAAACAACGAATAAATGTTATTGAAGATAGGTATTACAAAGGTTGGAAACAATCTGAAGAATGGTGGAGAGTTACTGGAGATGTAAACTCAACCGATAGAAGATTATGGACTTACTATCACAACCTATTGAATAGGAGTTGCATAGAATAAATATCTATGGTATAATAAGGATAGAAAATTATGATAAAAATAAAACAAATAATTAGAGTACCTTATGTTGTGTTAAATAATTTACTTGACACAAGATATAGGAGAAAGATTATGAAGAAAAATAAAAGGAGAAAGAAAAATGTTTCTGATAGCACATTATAAATTTATGTCAAGTAAAAATTTAAATAAATATCAATGGACTGAAAAATTTCCTGTTGACCAATTAGTTGATGATGAAAATAAAGTATTAACTTTTAAAACTGAGAAGGAAGCAAAGGAGGCAATGGTATCGTGGGGAGTGGATTTATATATAGCCGAGCAGTCCGGTGTAGTGATAGAGAGAATACAATGATGTGTACACAGTTCACATTATATTTTTTTCTTGGTGGAATTTTAATAGGAATGTTTATAATTTTATTAGCTTATTTATTAGCTAGATAGGAGTAACAATGTACGACCCAGTAGTATTAAATATATTAGAAAAGAATGTTAAGGATTTACAAGAACAATTAGTAAATGCTAACAAAAGAATTAAAAGATTAACAGACGAGAACTATAAGTTAAGAAGAGAAATAGAATTAGTAAAAGATAATGGTAAAAGAATTATCAATGATAAAGGAAGTGCGTGGATAGGAGATGCTGAGATGCCTGATGCCGGCCATTTAAAGGATGAGTAGTGATAGAGATAGGAGATTAAAGGCTACAGGTTCTTGGTTTCAAAATCCAAAGAAAGTTAAATACTTATGGGTAAATAATATATTTCCTATATTATTACTTGTAAGTTTATTTATTTTATTATATAATTATTAGGAGAATTAAGATGCAGAATCTTTGGGATAAAGATGAGAAGAGAATGTACAGAAAATTATTTAAAGAATATAAAAGAGAAGGTTGTTCAAATGAAGAGGCAAGTATGTTAGCGAAACAGGATTGTAAAAACAGTATTGGCCTTGATATTTATTCAGCAGAATTAGTATACAATAAAACTTTAAAAGATTTTGATTGACATTATGAAAAAAGTTATTATAATAATTAAATATATATATAATATAATTAATAATTATTTATTAAAATATATAATAAATATATTTATATTATTAATATCCTTATGGGTATTATATATATTTATTATGATGATATATTATACATTTAAATAAAGGAATAAAAATATGTGGTTAGAAGTATTAATAATATACACAGTAATATATACCTTCATAGGTTTAAGTAACTCAGTAGGTATGATGTAATGCAAAGTAAATGGATAAGCAGAGGTGAATGCCCTTCATGTAAGTCGAGTAAGGGATATAACATACATGTTGATGGGCATGCCTTCTGTTTTTCCTGTCAGAAAAGATTTAACAATACAGGAGAGGCAAGAATGCAAACCAAAATAGTAGATATACAAAATAAAATTTCAAGTACTGGTGAGTACGGAAGTATTAATGATAGGAGGATATCAGAACAAACTGCTAAAAAATATAGAACAAGAATAAGAACAGATGGTTCTATAATTTCACATCACTATTACGAATACTATAATGCTGAAGGTAGCCATGTTGCTACCAAGGTACGACAGGTAGAAGGAAAAAGAATGTGGTCTCAAGGAGATATGGGGGATGCCTTACTATTTGGCCAGAATTTATTTAAGTCCGGTGGTAAATATATTACCATTGTTGAAGGAGAGGTAGATGCAATGTCTGCCTACGAAATGTTAGGTAGTAAGTGGGCAGTAGTATCAATAAAGAATGGAGTTCAAAGTGCTGTACAGAATTGTAAACAACACCTTGAATATCTAAATACTTTTGAGAATGTGGTGGTTTGTTTTGACAATGACAAGCCAGGGATTGAGTCCTCTCAAAAGGTTGCTCAATTATTTGAACCTAACAAGTGTAAGATTGTAAGACTAGACCACAAAGATGCAAATGAATATCATAAGCTAGGTAAGTCCAAAGACTTTGTGCAAGACTGGTGGAGTGCAGAATCATATACACCGGCAGGTATATTAAACTTATCTAGACTAGGAGAATCATTATATGATGAGAAGGATTGTGAGACTATACCTTATCCTTGGAGTGTTATGAATGAAAAAACATATGGTATGAGAACAGGAGAATTAGTAACCTTTACATCTGGGGCAGGTATGGGTAAGTCTTCTATCATGCGTGAGTTAATGCATCACATACTTAGAAACTCTAATGATAACATAGGTATACTAGCACTAGAAGAGAGTACAAAGAACACTGCATTTAATATTATGTCAGTAGAAGCAAATCAAAGATTGTATATCAAAGAGATAAGAAATAAATTCTCAAGAGAACAATTAAATAAATGGCAAGAAGATACAGTAGGTTCTGGTAGGTTTTTTGCCTTTGACCATTTTGGTTCTATAGGTAATGATGAGATACTATCTAGAATTAGATACATGGCAAAGTCTTTAGATTGTAAGTGGATATTCTTAGACCATCTATCTATCTTAGTTAGTGGTCAAGATGATGGAGATGAGAGAAAATCTATTGATGTATTGATGACTAAGTTACGTTCACTAGTAGAAGAAACTAATGTAGGTCTTCTCTTAGTATCACATCTGCGTAGACCTTCAGGAGATTTAGGCCATGAGAATGGTAAGGAAGTAACTCTATCACATCTAAGAGGTAGTGCTTCTATTGCACATCTATCTGATAGTGTGATAGCATTAGAAAGAAATCAACAGGCAGAAGATGATGTGCTTGCTTGTACAACAACGATTCGTATTCTAAAGAATAGATATACAGGAGAGACCGGTGTATGTTCTTACTTGCATTATGATAAAAACTCTGGTAGAATGTCACAAATAGACAATCCTTTTGAAAATGATTTAGAAGGAACAACAGGAGTACAATTATGAAATGTTATAATTGTCAAACAGAATTAATATGGGGTGGTGACCACGACTCTGAAGATGATGAGGAACATGCTATTGTTAGTAACTTATCTTGTCCTCAATGTGGTGCTTTTCATTTAGTTTATTGGGGTCATAAAGGAGAAGAAGAAGATAAACAACTTTGGATAAAAGGTTATAAAGAGTGGTTAGATAACAAAAAAGAAATGCCAGAAATGTGGGAGCATTATTGTGATACAGAAAAAAGTATGATGGAAGTAGGTAAAGGTGAGCCTTGTAATTGGTGTGGAAAGGAGGAGAAAGATTGTGAAAGTTGTTCTTGATATAGAAACAGATGGTTTTAATCCTAGTAAGATACATTGTATTGTAGCAAAGAATATAGATACTAATTTAGTTACTATATTTGACCCAGATACTTTATATAGCTTTAATAGTTGGGCTAATACAGTTGATAAATTTATTATGCATAATGGTTTATCTTTTGATGCACCAGTTCTTAATAGATTGTTAGGTACAGGAATAACACCAAATAAAATAATAGATACATTAATTTTGTCACAGTTATTTAATCCTATCAGAGAAAAAGGACATAGTCTTAGAGCATGGGGAGAAAAACTAAGCATGCTTAAAGGTGGAGAAGATGTAAACTTTTCTAAGTATGATTTTAATATGTTAAAGTATTGCAAACAAGATGTAGAAATAACTCATGCTGTTTATAAAGAATTAATTAAAGAGAGCACTGGGTTTTCACAGGAGTGTTCAGACCTTGAACATAATATAAGATTAATACTAGACCAACAGGAGAAGAATGGTTTTGCTTTTGACATGAAGAAAGCTCAACAGTTATTAGCAATATTAAAAGAAGACATCTATGATTTAGAACAATGGTCACTGGAAGAGTTTGACCCTACTGTTATAGAGATGAAGACGAAGACAAAAGAAATTCCTTTTAACATTGGCTCTCGTCAGCAGATAGCAGACAGGCTAATGAAGAAAGGTTGGAAGCCTAAACAGTTTACAGATAAAAAGAATATTATTATTAATGAAGCTGTTTTAAAAACAATTAAAGAGCCAGAGTTAAAACTTACTGCAGAAAGATTCTCAAAGTATTTTTTACTACAGAAGAGAGCAGTAATGGTTGAGTCTTGGATTGATGCTTGCGATAATAATAACAGGGTACATGGTAAGGTAATGACACTACGTACTATTACAGGTCGCATGGCACATAACTCACCTAACATGGCACAAGTACCGGCTGTATACTCACCATATGGTAAGGACTGCAGAGGGTTATGGACTATATCAGACCCTATGAAATATAAATTAGTAGGTACTGATGCTAGTGGTTTAGAGTTACGTTGTCTTGCTCACTATCTTAATGATACAACTTATACTGATGAGATATTGAATGGAGATATACATACAAAGAACATGGAGCTAGCAGGCTTAGCAAATAGAGACCAGGCAAAGACATTTATATATGCCTTTCTTTATGGTGCTGGTTCAGAGAAAATAGGTAAGATAGTAGGAGCTGGAAAAGAGAAAGGAGATATTTTAATAAAAAGATTTCTATCTAACTTACCCTCATTAAAAAGACTAAGAGAACAAGTAGAAAAAGTAAGTAGAAGAGGTAAGATAAAAGCTATTGATGGAAGATACTTAAAAGTTAGAAGTCCACACTCAGCATTAAATACTCTTCTGCAAGGAGCAGGTGCTATTGTTTGTAAGCAGTGGTTGTTACATATTATAACAAGAGTATATAATAAAAAACTTGATGCAAAATTAGTAGCTTCTGTTCATGATGAGTATCAATTTGAAGTGGCTAACAAAGATGTAAATGAATTTTGTAGTATCACTAAGATTGCTATGAAAGAAACTGAGAAGACATTGAAGTTAAGATGTCCTTTAGATAATGATTACAAGGTAGGAGTAACATGGGCAGAAACACATTAGAACCAAAGACAGAAGATAGAAAGAAGTTTGATTTAGATTTACAGTATGGTCAAGTAAAAGAAAAGATTGTTGCTGACATGCTACAAGATAAGAAGATAGAAGTAAAATCTGAAAGAGGTATGTGGTTAAGGACAGGTAACATTGCGATTGAATATGAAAGCTATGGTAAACCTAGTGGTATTAACGCAACCAAAGCAGACTACTGGTTTCATAATCTATGTGTGGGAGACCAAGTATATGGCACACTAGTATTTGAAACTAAGATGTTAAAGAGAATTGTTAATACATCTATCAATGAGAATCAAGTTAGAAGTGTATCTGGTGGAGACCATAATGCAAGTAAGATGTATCTAATGAATATACAGAAACTTTTTTCTCAAAATATAATAAATAAAAGTGTTGACAATGCATAGTAAAATATGCTATAATATAATTTTATCAATCAAAAGGAGTACACATGAGTGTAATTAGTGGAACAGCTTATTGGGCTAGCTTACAAAGTCCAAACACAAAGTTCGAACCTAGCTGGCAAATTGAAGTATGTAATTTAGATGCTGAAAATAAAGCTATAGCAGAAAAAGATAATCTTACTATTAAGTATGATGATGTTAAAGGTGATTATGTTTCTATCAAAAGAAAAGTTAAAAGAAAAGATGGTAATAATAATCAACCTCCTATAGTTGTTGATGCTCAAAAAAGACCTATGTTAGATTTAATAGCTAATGGTTCTAAAGTTAATGTACTATACAGTACGTTTGAGTGGAAGTATGCCGGTAAACAAGGAGTGTCTGCAGACCTAAAGAAAGTTCAGGTTGTAGAATTAATTCCTTACGAAGAGAAAGAAGACTTTGATGAAATACCTGATGGTTATACATCTGCAGATGAAGCAGGTGCAGAAAAAATTCCTTTTGCCTCTTAACTAAAGGATAGTGGGAGACTGTTTGGCTGAGCAGTCTCTCACATTTTATATATGAAAAAAATAGATACAATAGTAGAAGATATATATGGTTTGTTTGAGAAGAAGAACGAACATCTTACTGAGAAAGAAGTAGATAAATGTATAGATGATTTTGCTAGCTCGGTTAAAGTGCATGTAAAAGATTTCTTAAAACAGATGCCTCAAGATAAACCTAGGTTAAGATTATCAACTATAGGTAGACCAGACAGGCAACTGTGGTATGATTTTAAACAGCCTCGAACCGAGTCTTTCCCACCTAGTACCAGGATTAAGTTTCTCTATGGTTATATCTTAGAAGAACTATTAATTATGCTTGCCTCTATCTCTGGACATAAGGTAACTCAACAACAGAAGCAAGTAGAAGTCGAAGGAGTTAAAGGACATCAAGATTGTTTTATAGATGACGTATTAGTAGATTGTAAGAGTGCCTCTGGTAGAGGATATAATAAATTTAAATATAATAACTTATCAAGTGATGACCCCTTTGGATACATTCCTCAGATATCTGCATACGCAGAAGGTAATGGAGTAAATGAAGCTGGCTTTCTAGTTATTAATAAATCTACAGGAGAACTATGTTATACAAAAGTACATTCATTGGAGATGATAAATGCTAAAGACAGAGTTAAGAAAATTAAAGAAGTGGTTAAGTCTGATACTATACCGGACAAATGCTACTCTGCTGTTGCTGATGGCAAGTCTGGGAATTATAAGCTTGCTACTGGTTGTATTTATTGTAGTCATAAGCATACTTGTTGGAGTGATGCTAATAGTGGTGAAGGACTTCGTGCTTTTAATTATTCAACTGGTAAAAGATATCTCACACATGTTGAGAAAGCACCTAACGTAGAGGAAGTACATGATAAATAGTCATTGGACTTGTTATGGCACAGAAAAATCTTTTGTGCCTAACGAGGATAAGTTTGGTTTTGTTTATATTATAACAAATACTAAGAATGGTAAGGCCTATGTAGGATGTAAACAATATTACATAGGTAAATCTAAGAAGGAATCTAGATGGCAGACTTATACAGGTTCTTCTAAATATTTAAATGAAGATATTAAAAAGATAGGTAAAAAATATTTTACATTTGAAGTAATAGCAGAGTATAAAAACAAAAGAAGTTTACGTTACTATGAGATGTACTATCAAGTAAAGTGGAATGTTCTTACTGCTACTGTAGAAGGTAGTGATAAGCCTGCATTTTATAATTCATATGTTGGTGGTAAGTTTTATAGGCCTATTGAAAGTTATATGCCTCATACAGAAGAAACTATAAGAAAAATGCGTGAAGCTCAAACAGGAGAAAAACATCCTCTGTATGGTAAAAAACATAAAGAAGAAACTAAAATAAAAATGCGTGAAGCTAAATTAGGAGAAAACAATTATTGGTATGGTAAAAAACATACAGAAGAAACTAAAAATAAAATGCGTGAAGTTCACACAGGAGAAGACAATCCTATGTATGGTAAAAAACATACAGAAGAAACTAAAAATAAAATGCGTGAAGCTTATTTTAAAAGAATAACAAAAGTAAAATATATTGACAATGAAGAATGAACCTGATATAATACAGATAGAAAACTTATTCTATTCTGAACCTTACAACTCAGAGAAGAGATTGTTTTTGTCTGTAATACTACAAGCATTATTAGATGTATCAAAGAATGTTATTACATCTAATGATAAAGTAAACAAAGCACGAGCTGAGTCCTGGTTCTTTGCAGAGGTTGGAGTAACTTGCGAGAACTTTGAAACAGTTTGTGGTATGGCAGGAGTAACACCAAGTAAAGCTAGGTCATTTGCTTACAAGGTTATTAAGGCAGACAATAAAAAGTTTTTAAGAAATAGAATAAGAAGTGTATTAAGAGGTGATGATGACAAAGAAGAAAAATGATTTGACATTTGCAGAAAGTCATGCTAAACTATACAATGATATGATAACATTTGAGGAGCAAGAAAACATGGGACAAATGGATGAGGCAATAAGAGAAACAGTTAAAGAACAAGGTTTTAAGAAAATAAATTTAGAGAAGGAAGCTATTATAGCTACAGATAGACAGGTAGGTGGAGACCATTACAAGACTTGTAAGATACAACCTGTTGATTATATTGTAGAAAATAACCTGACATTTCTTGAGGGTAATGTAGTAAAGTATATTACAAGACACAGAAGAAAAGGTGAGGGTGCAAGAGACATTGAAAAAGTAATACATTATTGTGAATTAATATTGGAGAAAGATTATGGCAGGAAATAATTATTTACCTACAGAGTATCAAACGTTTATACATGCGTCTAGATATGCACGTTGGTTAGAAGAAGAAGGTAGAAGAGAGAGTTGGATTGAAACAGTATCTAGATTTAGTAACTTCTTTCAAGGACATTTAGATAAGAATTTAGGTGTTGTCTTACCTCCAGAAATATGGAGAAGAATAGAAGATAGTATTATAGGACTACAAGTAATGCCTTCTATGAGAGCATTGATGACAGCAGGGCCTGCGTTAGAGAGAGAAAATATATCAGGATATAATTGTTCTTATGCTCCTATAGATAGTCCACGTTCTTTTGATGAGATACTTTATATACTTATGAATGGAACAGGTGTAGGGTTCTCTGTTGAAAGAGAGGGTGTTAATCAATTACCTACTATACCTTATAGAGAGTTTGAACAAACAGAAGATGTTATATCTGTAGCTGATTCTAAAGAAGGATGGGCCAGAGCATTTAGAGATTTAATATCTTATCTTTATACTAATAGAATACCTAAAGTAAATGTAAGT